CGAGGGCCAACCCGGCCCGCGCGGGGGGGGGCGGCCCCACCCCCCCCCGCCCTGGGGCGGTCGATTTTTTTTTTGAAATTTCGCTCTTTGACATTCTTTCATTCCGTTTTTTTTCAGTACCTTTGCAGGCGGTTTTCAAACCAGGCTGTGATTCCTGCGCCGGTTTTCGCCTGTGTCTTCGCGGTGGCAACGCTGACAATGGTGGTCAATGCGGTCTTTCGACGCTCAACGTGAACAATGCTGTCTCGGATTCCAATGTGAACTACGGTGCGGCCCTCAACTTAACAAGATACTGCAGGTTAGTTTGCTTAGCTGCAGAGATTTCGGGAGTCAGGCCTTGCCTCATGGCAAAACATACACTTTAGCAGAATAGCAAGTAGATGATGGCAATGGGTCATCCGGTCGAAAGTTAGGACATTAGAAAAGCAGACAACAGACACAGACACCGACATTTATCAGACACCGACCTTTTTTTTATAAATAAAATTTTAAGCAAGTGAAGAGGTTAGGTAACATTTCACAGGCGGTTGAGACTTTGCAAAATTTTCGTGAAGCATTTTTTGATTTTTCGAGGCACAAGAAGTCCCGTCTCTCAGTACAAGCGTTTGAGGCAGAGTTTGAAACAAATCTTCAAGCCCTGCTAAATGCATATGTTAATCAGACATGGCATACATCAGACTATGAGGCCAAGCCGGTTGAAAAACCCAAGCATCGTATAGTCAATAAGTTGCCTGTTGGCGATCATGTCATTCAGCATGCAGCCATGCACACCAGTGAAGATAAGTTGAGAGCCAAGATTCCTTTCAACAGTCCAGCTGGTACCAAGGGGCGTGGCACGCATTTCTTCTACAAGATTATCAAGCAGGACATCTATACCTCGCCACAGCTAGAGACATTCTATTGCTTGCCCATGGATATACATCATTATTTCCAGCATGTTGAGCACAATCTGCTCAAGAGAGAGTACAGGTTGTATATCAAGGACCGCAAGCTGCTTGCATTCATCGACGAGGTCGTTGACAGCTATGCCAACGGCATAGTGCTGGGCGTCAAGCTTACACAACTTTTGGGGCAACTGTTTCTGGCGAGGTTTGACTATCTCGCCATGCGGTGTTTCGACATACTCCAAGACCCCGAGAAACACGGCTACTGGCAGGCTCGGTACGTCACAGACATGCTCCTCACATGCCGCTCGGAGCAGCAAGCTATCGTTTTAAATGTGGGGGGGTAAAATCCCTCAATGAGCGCTTCGACCATTTTTGCCGCGAAGGGCTCAAACATTATTATAGATTCATGGACAATATCTTCATCATGCATGAAGATAAGGTCTTCTTACGCCTCATGGCGGAGCTTGCAGTCATGCACTTGGCTAGAGACTGGAAGCTCCGCATCAATAGAAGTTGGAATATTCATCGTACATGTGACGGCATAGACTTCTGTGGACAGAAGATCTTTGCCGACCATGCCCTTTTGCGCAAGCGCACCAAGCAGGCACTCTGTGCCCAGGTGGCAAGATTGCGCAAACGTGGACTTAACGATGAACAGATCCGGCGCAAGGCAGCATCCAGGCTTGGCCTAGCCAAACACGCAGATACAAAAAACTTATTAAATAAAATCGGTATGAAAAAGTATGGTCAGATTGTGAAGGCTCGCAAGGGAGAGGTTCCCTTCGAGGGCATGAGCATGGCACAGAAGAAGCATCCAGGCGATATCCTGTGCCACAACATTGAGGACTATGACAAGTTCCTCATCCTCATAGAGGATTACAAGATAGATAAGTCGAGAGTCGACTTCAAAATGGAGCAGGTTGAAGAAGTTGACGACCAGGGCGTCAAGCACATAGTCACCAAGAAGGTGCCTAAGGACCGCCTAGCCATCCGCTTCCGTTTCATCGATCACGTCCGGAAGACAGGACAACTCGATGAACATGGCGATGAGATTGAGGAGCCGGTTTGGCAACCTGAGTCGTGGTGGCTCTTTACTGGCTCAGATATTCTGGTTGACCAGGCACGCAAGGAGTGGGAACTGCTGGAAAAGGGCTTCTACACCGTTGCAGCCGAGCTAACCAACAAGTTTGGCAAGAAATTTTATAAGTTTATCTAGATGCACAAGAAATTTTATCTTTGCCGTATGTCATACTTGAGATATGACAGCAAGCATTTTCTTCTGTTCCTGAGTGAGCAGAAAGTAGAAAACTATCACCCAGACACCACCATGTCGGAGTCTGATGGCGATAGTAAGACAGTGACAGCCTACAGCTACGAGGGCACAGAGATTGACGGCTCCACTAAGATTGAGGCTGAGTCGGCAAGCTATCGCGAGTTCGTGAATGGCCTGGTTCGTACTAAGTACAGCCAGAGCGATGTCGAAGCCATCCTGTGCAACCATGGTGATGGCAACAGGGAGCACGAGACAGAGTACCAAGTATTCCAGGAGTGGCGAGAGCAGGCTAAGCAGATGGCCAGAGAGTTACTCGACCGGGATATCTCATAGTTATCAGATACGGCAGGAGGATGACAGTCCTTTCTGCCGTATTTTTATATTCCTTATATTATATGTACCTTTGTGCCAGTTTTAAAAAAGGTACAGATATGCAGAGAAATACCAAGGATTGGATACACTACAGCTCTGCTGGCATAGTACTGATTGCTGGCATTGTGCTTGTGTACATCAGCTTTTTTATGTCCCACGACGTCACGTCTAACGTCTTGTGGTACTTTGGGCAGAGTCTGGTTTACGTGGCAACCGTCTTTGGTTTCGCACTGACTTTTGACACCAGAGTTAAAGACATTATCAATAAATATTTTAACAATAAAAATGGCACGCAAGATTAAGAAAATTTTCGTTCATTGTACAGCAAGCCGACGGTCATGGTCTGTCGATGCCTTGCTCAAGGAATTTAGAAACAAAGGCTGGCATTATCCAGGCTACCACTGGGTCGTAACCGCTGATGGCAAGTACACGCAGCTCATGACAGAAGACCTGCCGTCCAACGGAGTCAAGGGGCACAATTTCGATTCAGTCAACGTGGCATACATGGGTGGAATATCCCGCACTGGCAAGGCTATCGACAACCGCACGGAGGCACAGAAACAAGGTTTGCGTGAGTTGCTCAAGGAATTGAGAAACCGCTACCCTGAAGCCAAGATCATGGGACATCGTGACATCTCGCCTGACAAGAACCACAATGGGGTGGTCGATCCATGGGAGCGCATCAAGGAGTGTCCTTGCTTCGACGCAATTCCGGAATATGCCGACATTTAACATCAAGGATTATGCAGAAACATCTCAAGTCAATCATCATGGCCATATCGGTGATATTGGTCATCATCGCCTGTTTCTGGGTTTTTGACCATCGACAGCAGCGAGCGGAGCAGGAACTGAGAGAACAGCTCAATGGGCTGAAACTTCAGTATGCTCCAGCCGAGCGAGACACCATCCGAGACTCGCTCACGGTCATCACGCAGCAGGTGCTGCAGATGCCGGCTGAGGAGTACAAAATTCAGGCCTACGACCGCCAACTGCTCCATGACCTGGACATTCGTCTTGGCCAGGTCTTGGCAGACCAGCGCACGAGTCTGAGTACTGCTGATACGGTCAAGACTGACCGCAGCGACTCGGTCTATACCTACAGCGACCGATGGCTCAGTTTCCGTCTCAATACGGCGGACTCCATCTTGACATACAAGGCGAGAGATAGCCTCCAGACCATCGTCTACAGGCAGTACAAGCACAGATTCCTCTGGTGGCGGTGGGGCACCAAAGGCTATGATGTCAAGGTCATCAACTTCAATCCCCATTCCAACATATTATATAACAGCTATATACAAGTCAACCGATAATGGCAAGACAAGAGGTATATACAACAGTCATCAAGCTCAACTCAGAGGAGGCAAAGAACCGACTCAAAGAGTTGGAGGACAGAGTCGCTCGTCTGAAGAAGGCTAAACAGGAAGCCTTCTCGGCGGGCGATTCCCGTTTAGGCGCATCCCTCGCCAAGGATCTGAAGGCCGCAGAGCGAGAGATGAAGCAATTCAAGAACTCAACCATGAGCGTCAAGGAGACACTCGACAACCTGTCTAGTGCAAGCCTCGGACAGCTGGAGAAGGCAGCAAGACATCTGAAGGGGCAGATGAAGGCAGCATCTGACCCTTCAGACTTCGCCAAGCTGGATGCACAACTCTCAAAGGTCAAGGAGCAGATGCTTGCCCTGAAGGGCGCAACACGCAAGGCTGATGAGGAAGCGAGACGAATGACCGCAACGGTGTCAAATCTGAAACATGCTTCACTCAATGACCTCAACTTCACAGCTTCCAAGCTACGTAGTCAGATGGCTGACTACGACCCGACATCTACCATGTACGCCTCCAGAGCTTCGCAGCTGAAACTTGTGGAGGCAGAGCTGGAACGCATCCGACAGAGCGAGCAGAAGGTGGTCACCCTCATGCAGCAGTATGACAAGGAAATTGACCGCACAAATGTGGATATCAAGGAGACCAAGAGGCAGATGCAGCTCGTCAACAACACCATGGCCAACCTCAAAACCTCATCCATCCGTGACCTGGAGTACTCCATCAAGGCACTGAACCAGCAGATGCATGGCATGGAGCGTGGTACCGAGCAGTTCAAGCAGATGGAGCTGAAGGCGAAGCAGCTGAAGGCTGAACTGCAGGCAGTCAGAGCCGAAGGCGTAGCTCAAGAGTCCTGGATCAAGCGCTCTGCAGACTGGTTCAACCGAATGCAGGGCATTGCCCTTGGAGCCGTCGCTGCAATCTCCGGCATCACCTTCACCGTCAAAAAGTGTGTAGAGGAGTATGCCAAGATGGACGATGAGATGACCAACGTCCGAAAATATACCGGGCAGGCAGCCGAAGAGGTTGAGCGCATGAACGAGGACTTCAAAAAGATGGACACCCGAACCCCTCGACAGAAGCTCAACCAGTTAGCCGAAGATGCCGGAAGACTCGGCATCACTTCGACTGCAGCAGTTGAGGAGTTCGTAGATGGAGCCGATAAAATCAATGTCGCCCTCGGTGATGACCTCGGCGATAAAGCAGTCTCTCAAATCGGTAAACTCGCCCAGATGTTCGGCGAAGACAAAACCAAGGGTCTGCGAGGCGCCATGTTGGCAACAGGTTCTGCAGTCAATGAGTTGGCGCAGAATTCTTCTGCCTCTGCCGGTTATCTCGTTGACTTCACTGCCCGTGTGGCAGGTGTCGGCAAGCAGGCAGGCTTTACACAGGCTCAGATCATGGGTCTCGCTTCTGTCCTTGACCAGAACATGCAGCAAGATGAAACGGCAGCAACAGCTGTGCAGAACCTCCTGGCAAAAATGTTCCAGGACTCAGCCAAGTTTGCTCAGATTGCAGGTCTAAATGTCAAGGAATTCGCAAAGACGTTAAAGGGGGACGCCAATGGCGCACTTCTCCAGTTTTTGGCAGCCATGAGAGCCAAGGGCGGTTTTGCCGACCTTGCACCAATGTTCGAGGAAATGAAGATGGATGGATCCAGGGCTACTGGAGTCCTCACCGTCCTCGCAGACAAGCTCGATGACATCAAGACTGCCCAGAACCTGGCAAACGAAGCCTATTCCGAAGGCACATCCGTCCTCAATGAGTTCGAGACACAGAACGAGAGTGTACAGGCTCAACTTGACAAAGCGAGCAAGAAGTTCCTGGATCTCTCCATAGAACTGGGCCAGAAACTCTATCCTGCAGCACGATATTGCATATCTGCTGCCAGTCTCGGAGTTCGGGCACTCTCAACCCTCGTTGATTTCGTCAAAGATTATTGGCGCATATTAATTGTGCTGACAGCTGCCATCGTCACCTATACTGCAGTATCTAAGGCCAAGTTGATCGCAGAGAAGGCGCAAATGGCATGGCTCAACATCATGATTCTACGCGAAAAGGCGCATCTCGTCCTTGTAGGTCTTAAGACATCTGCTCTCAAGACCATGGCAATCGTTCAGATGGCGTTGACACGAGAAATAAAACTGACCACAGCTGCACAAATGTTGTGGAACAAAGTGTTGTTGGCCAACCCGATCACTGCTGTGATTGCTGTTGTTGCCGGTCTGACAGCCGCAATCGTCACACTGTCTAAAGAGACGAGCACAGCTGAGCAGGCTCAGCGTGACTACAATGATGCCGTGACAGATGCCAACAAGCAGGCAGCAGAAGAGGAGGCATCCATCATGCGCCTCGTTTCTGCCATCCAGTCCAACACCACAGCTGAGTCAGACCGCAAGGCAGCCCTGGAGGAACTCAACGGCAAGCTGATGCGTGAACACCTCGGCAACATCACCGAGGAAGCAGTGCGCACCGGTCAAGCAACAAGGCAGATCCAGTCGTACATTGACATGATGAAGAAGAAGATTGTCATCGACGGCCTACAGAAGAAGCTGGCAGAGTCAATAGCTAAGCAAGCGGAAGATGAAGACCTGTTAGGAGAGGCTAACAATGACAATAGAGGTTACTGGAAACGCTTCTGGGATAGGCTAAACCCATTTGCAGGTGGCAAGACTCAAAAACTTAACTTCGCAGCTGACCACAAGGACCAGCTACTACAGAGTGTCGAAAGAGAAAAGCAGTATCAGCAGAAGCTCATCGACAAGATAAATGAGCTGGAGTCTCAGCACTTCGAAGTCAATGATCCGGAGCCTTGGAGAAACAATGGCTACAATGGCAAGGGCAATGATGGTACCATCATTAAGCAGCAGAGAACAACCGGTACTCATCAAGCTTCAGATAAGGAGCGCAAGGCTAGGGCCAAGGCTGAGAAGACTGCGGCTGCAGAAGCTCGCAAGCGTGAGGCAGAAGCCAAGCGCAAGCAGAAGCAGGCTGCCGATAGCATCAAGGCTGAGACCAACGAGTTGATGGCTAACAACGCCAAAGCCTATGCAGAAGGCAAGAAAACCTATCAGCAGTTCCTCGATGACCGACAGAACATCCAGATTAAGGGCTTTGCTAAGCTGAAGCAACTCTATGGAGCAGAGAGCAATGAGTATAAGCAGTTACTTGACAACCAGGTCACTGTCGTCAAGCAGCATGATGCTGCCATACTGAAGATGAATGAGCAGAGCATTGAGCGTGAGCGCCTACAGAAGGAGGCTAGCATCAAGGCTCAATACAATGATGCCAACTCAGCTATCTATCAGAATGACATAGCTCTCGATGAAGCCATCTATCAGAATGATGCAGATGCCATGCAAAAGCGCCTGGCACTCTACAATGAGGGCAGCGAGGAATGGCTGGATCTGAAGGCTGAGATGGAACAGGCTGAGCTCGACCACCAGCTGCAGATGCAGGAGTCATACCAGAACCAGCTGAAGGAGTTGCGTCAGCAGTTCGGTAAGCAAGACCTGCAGGCTCAGGAGACCATGTACCTCAATGGCCTTGACAATCTCTACAAGCAGGGATTGATCAAGGAGGAGGAATATCAGCAGATGAAGTTGGAGATAACCAAGCAGTTTGCTGCACAGAGAGCGCAGATTGATGCTGATGATCATGGTGCTGGTAGCGCTCAGCTGAAGATTAATGATAAGTCATCAGAGATGGTCAACAGCGCCAGGGCTGCAGCAGGGGAGTCCCAGTCGACCGGCAATGCAACTCTGGGTGGATACTTCTCCTCACAAGTTGAGAACTATCAAAACACCATGGAGAAACTGAAGGAGTTGTATGGCAACGACAAGCAGAACCATGCTGCATACATGCAGGCGAAAGGGAAGATCACCTCAGATTTCCTCAATGACCTGATTGAAAAGACAGCTGTAGTTTACAATGGTATCAACGGTATTCTATCTGCGTCATCGTCATATGCTCAGGCATGCTCTGACCTCGAGCAGGCGAAAATCTCCAAGAACTACGAGAAGCAGATTGCTGCAGCTGGCAACAATTCGAAGAAAAAGAAAAAGTTGGAGGAGAAGAGAGACAAAGAACTGGCTGCAGCGAAGTCAAAGGCTAACAAAAAAGCCATGAAGATAGAAATTGCGCAGGCGATAGCATCTACAGCAATGTCTGCTATCAATGCCTATGCATCTGCTGCAGCTATACCAACAATAGGTTGGACATTAGCTCCTATTGCAGCAGGTATGGCCACAGCTGCAGGTATGATACAGCTTGCTGCTATCAAGAAGCAGCACCAGGCAGAGGCAGCAGGTTACTATGAGGGTGGATATACCGGAGGTAACCGCTACAGAAAGGAAGCAGGTGTCGTACATGAAGGCGAGTTCGTGGCTAATCACAATGCCGTCAACAACTCATCCATCCGTCCGGCTCTTGACCTCATCGATAGGGCACAGCGCTCCAATACAGTTGGCTCGCTGACCGCTGAAGACATCACACGTTCTCTCGGACAGGGTAGCAGTACCGTGGTTGCTCCTGTTGTCAATGTCAACAATGATAACACCGAGGTACGCCAGTCCCTTGATGGTGTCAATGCAGCCGTCAGCCGTCTGACACAGACGCTTGACGATGGCATTGAGGTCGAGGTTCCGATATCTGGCCGTAGAGGTCTGCACCGCAGACTGCAGGATTATCAGCGCATTTTAAACAATAAGTAGTGGAATATGATAACATGCATCATCAATGGCCATAAGGCCTATCCCATTTCTACATCATCCATCAAGGTGACATACGCAAACCAGTATGTCACCGATGATGGTGAGTACACCTATGACATCACCTTCCCCATGAATATCCTGGAGAACCGTGTCATATTTAAGAATGTCTCGCGACTGGAGGTCAAGAAGAACATCGCCAAATACGATGACTGCAAACTGTTCTGTAACAGCCAGCTCATCATGAGTGGTGTCGGTACCATACTCTCCGTGAATGAGAAAGAAATCAAACTGCAGATAGTCGGAGGCAAGTCCCGCATCAAGTTCAACGACCGCATGACCAGGCACTACATCGATGAGATTCCGTTTGGCACAGCTGACAAGCCCGGTTATACAGTTGATAAGGGCTGGTCTCAAGGATGGAAAGGTATTCAGAAGATTAATGACATCTATAGATTGGATGATGATAAATCGAAGTTCCTGGGAGTAGAGGGTAAATGGTGTTTTGTTCCTGTACGGGACGAAACAAATGATATGATTGCCAATTTTGTCGGAGTAGCTAAAACGAAAGCATTTATTGGCTACAATGCACCATTTATCATGAACCTGGCTGTTCAGCCAAACTTAATGTATATCTTCCGTAAAGTGGTAGAATATGAGGGATACACGCTCAAGCGCAACGACTTCGACTGCAAGCCGTGGAACCTCCTGTATATAGCATCGGCCTACAAGACTCGTGAGCTGCGAAGGGCACTTCCTCATTGGTCGAGCTATACTTTTATAGAGGAATTTCGAAAGCTTTTCAATGCCACCATTGTTTTTGATGATATCCAAAAAACTTGTTCTGTTATCAAAAAATCAGAGCTGACAACCGCAGATTCCGTAGCGATTGAGCCTCTGGCCGAATACACAACGGACTACGACGAAGACGGATCCTTCTCCACGTCATCTACAGCAAATCTGGAGTATAATCTGGGTGATTCTGCAAACAGAGATAACTATGAAGTTATTTCCAAAAAAGTCTTCGAGAATTTTGAAATAGTCCATAGTACAGCTACCTGGGACCCGCAAAATCAGTTCCAAGGGACAACACAGTCATGGTCTGAAAAACAAAAAAGACAGACCATCATTGAGTGTAATGGTAGTTACTACATATATGTAGAGAATGAGGGTTCGAAAACATGGCAGCTGGCAGGCGTTTGGTCACCATTAATCAGGGACAGTTCTTCTGATGACTATGTTAAACTTAACATATCTCCTGCAGCACAAGTTGTAGAAGATATCAATTTCAAAACAGCAATCTTGGAAGATAATTACTACGAGAAGCGATGCCTTCTTTCAATACCTAATGATAAGGAGCCGGATTCAAAGGAGTGCGATGTTGATGATGACGGATTCAGCTACACATCCGTGCAGGATGCGATTGATGATGAGTCAACACTCGACAAATCCGAAGATGATCAGGAATGCATGAATATATTCTTCATTATTCCAGGAGAAGTACAGGATGACAACAAATTTAGTTGGGTTAGAGCGAAGTCTAGGTGGCCAAAATTCAAAACCGACTACCGAATAAATAAAGAATATTGTGGTAGTACCGAAGGAGGATTTGGTGGGAACAGAGGAGGAACATTTAAAGAAAAGTATCCTTACTCTCTGTCGATTTGTACGAAATCTACTAATGATGTTGTTACTCTGGGCTGCTTACATGATAATGCTCTCAGAATAGACAATAAAAACTGCATGGAGGCCAAGTTTAAGTCAGATGACATACCGGATCCATCCAAGATATACATCATCCGCAACAAGAAATATGTGTGCGAGAAGATAGAGATGGAAGTCAAGGACGATGCCATCGAGCCAGTTTACACGGGATATTTTTATATGCTATCATAATATATATAATAAGGTGGGGAGCAGTTAGCTCTCCACCTTATTATATTATAGGATACCCTGATAGTTCTTGATATACTCATTCGCCTTCTGTATATCCTTAGGCGTATAGATGTCTGTGATGAGTATAGATGAGTGTCTCGCTTGGTCTCTGACCGACAAGACATCGGCATTTGCCCGCAGCATATTGGTGATGCCTGTGTCCTTCAAGCTATAGAACTTGAAGCGAGGTGAGAGTTTCAGTTCCTTTCTCAAGACACGAGTCCAGTAGTCTCTGAACATTTTCTCGTTTTTTCTTTCTGGTCCGGGGCAGAACCCGTCAGAAAAGAGGTAGTCCTGCCCTGGGTGTGAGAAGATGTTGAGTTCCATCATCAGCTTGATGACATGAGTCGGCAAGGTGATCACGGCATCATTGCCGTTCTTTGTGTTCTCGCCATGCAGAGTGATTGTCTGAGTCTTTACATGGATATCGCAGATTCTGAGATAGGACATCTCGCGAGGGCGGATGAAGAGGTAGTGAATGATTTCACAAGCCAGCAGATAGTGCTTGTTGTGCTCCTGTAGGTAGTCTCTGATGAGCTGCATGGTACAATCCGGTATGACATCTCTGCTTTTCTTCTGCCTGTTCTTGATACGTTCCAGGCCTTCTGTAGGGTTCTTAGGTATATACCCTCGAGCTAACAGATAAGCAGAAAAACTCTTAGTCCAGGCAAGATAGTTATTGCGGGTCAGTACAGTATTGTTCCGGTCGATGAAAATGTAATCCAGAAACTTGCTCACATTACTTTTGTCCCATTGGTAGGAGTAGTTGAGAGTTATTCTTTTCTCTTGCTTCCATTTTTCCAGGATTCTGAGACGACTGCTATAGTCGACATAAGTCTCCTCACGCATACTACCCTCGTTGCACATTTTGGCCAGATAAGACTTATACCTGTCGAGAACGTCATCCCATTTAGTATATTCCAGGGGCTGCAGCTCCTCAATCCAAGGATTCCATCCTGCCATAAGTTTCTCGGTGAGTTTTTTAATAACCTGGTCGGCATAGACACGTTGGTTCCGCTTGCCCTTGATATGGTCAAGCATAATTTTTTTCTTTCTCATGCGGTTGACTCCTGGATCAAACGCCAAGAAGGAGATATAACATTCTGATTTCTGATGCAAAACTGGAGGTTTCCAGCCAATGACACTGCTAAGAATTGTGTCATTCGAATTTGGAGCATAATTTTTTTTAGCCATATCTTAATTTTTTTCAGATACAGCCTATTTTTAATAATTTGTATAGGAATGATACCGAAATTGTACCGACCATTTTGACCACGACCAAGGCAAATCCTCAGTGTTTACGGCACATCTGACGGCTTTTGGTCGGGATTACTGGACTCGAACCAGCGACCT